AAACTCACTTAAAGTTTCTATGTCCGACACACATTCTGTTGTAATTGCACAAGCCTATGGTTTAAGTGGTGCTGAAACAGATGCAACCACAATAGCAGTCACTGGTGGTGTTGAATCAGGCTCCGATGACGGAGTAAGCGGTGGTGTAAACCAAATATGGGGTGAAGTTGCAGTTGGCGACACCATCACCTTAGTAAACGGTACTTATACAGTAACAGGTTTTAGTGGAGCAAGTGCTGCCGATTGGACAAACTACGGAAACGGCACTACTGCAAACCATACAGACGAAACAGCACAATACAGTCACATCCACATCAGTCCAGGCATTCTCAGCACAGATGCTGATGCTACCAATGGCGGTATTACCGCAACAATCAAATGGGCATATGCAGGTAACTTTGACCAAGAACCATCAACATCAACAGATGCCGCTAACGCAGGTGCAGTTAATGACGAAGTTAACATTGTTGTTGTTGATGAAGACGGTAAGTTTAGCGGTACAAGAGGTACTGTTCTTGAACGATTTACTGCTTCCAAAGCAAAAGATGCTAGGAGATTCGATGGTGACAGCAACTACTATGTTGATGTAATCAATAATAACTCCTCTTATATCTGGTGGGGAGACCATCCAGATGTTCTTGGTAACACAAGTGGTGTCTCAGGTGGTGCTAATACTGCAAGAGAATGGGGTTCATTACTATCAGACATCGAATCAGGTCTTTCTGCCGCAGGTGATGGTAAGTACTTCGAGTCACTAGTCAAGAACTTCTACAGTTCAATGACAGGCGGAAGTAACGGTACATTTACACATACCGCACTCTACGCAAACGGTTACGATAAATTTGCAGATGCAGAAACCGTTGACTGTTCATTGTTATTGGGTGGACCATCCGAAGAAACTACAGGTAAATTACTTGTTGACCTTGCAACTGCAAGAAAAGACTGTATGGTATTCTTATCACCTACAAGAGCAAATGTTGTTGGTGTTTCGAGTGCAAGTACTTGTACAAGCAATGTCGTAGATTACTACAACAACACTCTTAATAAGTCATCTTCATATGGTGTCTTTGATGGTGGTTGGAAGTATATGTACGACAAGTACAACGATGTTTATCGTTGGGTGCCACTAAACGGTGACACAGCAGGCTTGGTTACAAGAACAGAACTCACAAACGATGCTTGGTGGAGTCCCGCAGGATTCAACCGAGGACAAATTCGTGGTGTAGTTAAACTTGCATACGAACCCGCACAAGCAAATAGAGATGACCTATACAAGAACAACATTAACCCTGTTGTTTCCTTCCCCGGCGAAGGTACGATTCTCTACGGCGACAAGACGATGCAGAGAAAACCAAGTGCATTCGATAGAATCAATGTACGAAGACTCTTCATTATTCTTGAGAAAGCAATTGCTACTTCTGCTAAATATCAACTCTTCGAATTCAACGATGAGTTTACAAGAGCAGGATTCGTAAATATGGTTGAACCGTTCCTCCGAGATATTCAAGGACGAAGGGGCATCCAAGACTTTAAGGTTGTATGTGACGAAACAAATAACACTGGCAGTGTTATTGACCGAAACGAATTCGTTGCAGATATTTACATCAAACCTGCTCGTTCCATCAACTTCATTCAACTCAACTTCGTTGCAGTTGGAACTGGAGTATCATTCGAGGAAGTAGTAGGGGCATAAAAAAAATTCAGTAAAAAGGGGGGTTATTCATTTAGCCCCCCTAAATACTGAGTACGCCAAACTAAAATAACTTTAGGAAATTTAGGAGAAAATAAAAAATGGCAGCAAATAAATTATCAGCATATAAAGCAGAGGCCCTTGCTGGCGGAGGCATCCGAGCAAACCTCTTTCAAGTCGGCGGGTCCATCGGCACAATAAGCAATAACAGAGATTTAGCATTTATGGTTAAGTCTGCTTCATTACCGGCTGCATCTGTTGGAGAAATTGTCGTACCTTATCGTGGTAGGCAAATCAAATTACCAGGCGATAGAGTATTTGAAGACTGGGAAATCACCGTAATGTCTGATTCAGATATGTCTTTACGAAAATCTTTCGAACAATGGCATAATCAAATGCAAACACACGAAGGCAATACTATGAAATTTGGTAATGCTTTGTTTGCAGATTGGAATATTCAGGCTTTAAATAGATTACATCAACCAATTTCAAATGCAAAGTATAATATGTACCAATGCTGGCCAAAGGCTATTGGTGCAATGGAAATGGCATTTGATACTAATGATAGTATTGTAGAATTTACAGTAACGATGTCTTATCAGTATTGGGAAAATGCCTCGCTTTCCAGTAAGCACCAATCCAGTAGCGGTGGTTGAGTTTAGTCCTAACTTTTAAACAAGGAATATTTATATTATGCCAGTAGATTTTTTCGGATTTACAATTGGAAGAAAAAAAGAAAAAGATGCGAACAAAGTAGGTTTAGAATCAACTGTTCGTAGACCTGTTTCATTTGTCCCGCCAGATTTCGATGATGGTGCTACCGAAATCGAGGCGGGCAATTTCTTTGGTCAGTATGTTGATTTTGATGGAAACATTAAGAATGACATAGAACTGATTAAAAAATATAGAGAAATGTCATTACACGCAGAAGTCGATAGTGCTATTGATGATATAGCAAACGAAGCAATTGTTCAAGACGATATTAAGAAAACAGTCCAAATGGATTTAGAATATATTGATTTACCAGACACCATTAAGGAGAAAATGCAAGAGGAATTTAAACACATTCTTCGTTTAATGCAGTTTCAAGTTAGAGGATACGAAATGTTTCGAAAATGGTACATTGATGGAAAAATGTATTTTCATATTGTAATAGACGAAAAGAAAAAAAGTCAAGGAATTAAAGAATTACGACCAGTTGATGCAACTTCTATTAGAAAAATTAGAAAAGTAGACAAAGAAACCAATAAAGAAGGTGTAAAAGTAGTCAAGGAAGTTGAAGAATTTTTTGTATATACAGAACAAGAATCCGACGATAGACTTGGAGGTTCACAAACAGCAATAGAAGGACTTAAAATACATCCCGATTCAATCATTTATGTTCATTCAGGAATGTATGATGTTGATAAGAAAAGAGTATTTGGTTACTTACAAAAAGCAATTAAACCATTAAATCAATGTCGAATGATAGAAGATGCGGTAGTAATCTATCGGATTTCTAGAGCCCCCGAACGCCGCATCTTCTACATTGATGTTGGTTCTCTTCCAAAGAATAAAGCAGAACAATATCTTCGTGATATTATGAATCGCTATAGAAATAAACTAGTTTACGATGTAAACACTGGCGAAATTCGTGATGACAAAAAGCATATGTCAATGCTTGAAGATTTCTGGCTACCAAGAAGAGAAGGTGGACGAGGTACTGAAATTGATACATTACAGGGCGGAGAAAACCTTGGTGAAATGGAAGATGTTGAATACTTCAAGAAGAAACTATATCGTGCATTAAATGTCCCTATTAGCCGTCTTGAATCTGATAACGGATTCAACATGGGTCGCTCTTCTGAGATTACAAGAGATGAATTGAAATTCTTTAAGTTTATTGAAAGACTAAGAGTAAAATTCTCAGAAATTTTCTTGCAAGCAATGAGAGTTCAATTAGTTTTGAAGGGGATAATGAAAGAAGATGAGTGGGAGAAACTTAAAAATGATGTTAGATTTGAATTTGCAAGAGATTCATATTTTACAGAATTAAAGAACAGTGAAGTTCTAAACGAAAGAATGACTCTTCTACGAGAAATGACTGAACATATTGGAAAATATTACTCTATTGAATGGATTAGAAAGCATATTCTTCATCAAACCGATGAAGAAATTGAGGATATGGACAAAGAAATTCAGAACGAGAGAGAAAAAGGTCTAATAAAAACAGGAACAGAGGATTACTATTGATGTCAAAAGATTTCAAAACATTTTTAACTTCAATGAATGAAAAAGAAGAAGCGGCAGCACCTGCACCTGCGCCAGCAGAGGCAGAATTAACACCCGATTCAGCAGAAATTGCTCTCGACCCAAGACTCGAAAAAGAAATTTGGCTCGATTCATTTGAAGTCGCAGGAAAATCTGTAAAGATAAAAAGTTTAGGTTTGGGACCAACCCAGCCAGTTGTTGTTTATATTGATGATAAGCGTTGGGAGATATTCCCAGGTCCAAAAGTAGCAAAGAATGCGGCTCGGCGACACATCAAAGGTAATATAAAAATCAAAGAAAATGTTGATGTTGCTTTTGAAGTATACTTATCTGAAGCGATGTTTACAAAAAACGAAGTATTAAAATGGTTAAAAAAGAATCAAAGAAAATTTGATACTGGTACAGAAGCGGCATTTGCAGTTGCTGATGAATTTGGTCTTGAAAATGAATTAGAAAACCAAAAGCATTGGTTGTGGACATATATCAAAAAAATGTTCAAAGAATCTGTAGATTTTGAAACTATGTTATTAACAACAACTAAACTTGCAGACGGAACAAATATTGATTTAGATGAAAAATTAGTATCTGAAACACTACTCGTATATAATCTCCTTGATAACAACAACAAAATGATGTTCAGGGAGGCTTTTATTATAAATAAAAATAACCACAACAAGGTTATTAATTTTGTTAAAGACCAAATGAAGGGAAGTAAATAATGGACAAAACAGAATACGAAACAGGAACTATCACAACTAAAGATGTAATGGATGCTATTGCAAAAAATGATTTAGATAGAGCCAGAGATGCAACAAATACCATTCTATATAATAAAACAGGCGAAGCAATCCAACAAAAAAAGACAGAGATTGCAAAATCTATTGGAAAACAAGATGTGGATGGTGTTGTTGATTATACAGAACCTTCGGGTGACCCAATAAATTATGATGCAGGAACAAAACCAACCACAGGGGAATAAAAAATGTTACTAATAACAGAAACAACTGAAGATGTAAATTACATCGTAGAAGCAAATGAAGATAGTGGCTCAAAAAACTATTTCATTGAAGGTATCTTTATGCAAGCAGAGCAAAAGAACCGAAATGGTCGAGTATATCCAAGAAATACTCTTATGAAGGAAGTTTCTCGTTATACCAAAGAACTCGTCGAAGGAAAGAGAGCAATGGGAGAACTCGGACACCCCGAAGGACCATCGCTAAACCTTGAACGAGTTTCACATATTATCACCGAACTCAAAGAAGATGGTGACAATATCGTTGGCAAAGCAAAAGTTTTAAATACCCCATACGGTAAGATTGTAAAAAATCTAATCGACGAAGGAGCCAAACTTGGCGTATCTTCAAGGGGTATGGGTTCTTTAAAGAAATCTGATGACGGAACAAACGAAGTACAAGAAGATTTTATGCTTGCCGCAGTAGATATTGTTGCAGACCCTTCTGCTCCAGATGCATTTGTAAATGGCATTATGGAAGGTAAAGAGTGGGTTTGGAACAATGGTCTATTGCAACCCCAAATTGTAGAACAATACAAATCGTTCATTCTCTCGAAGAAAGATAAACAACTAATCGAAAAAGCCAAACTAACCGTATTTAAAGATTTCTTGTCAAATCTCTAAAAAATATACATAGTAAGTAATTTAAAATATATTAAAGGAGACATAATAATGTCAGACAAAGACACTCTAGAACTAGCCAAGGATATCTTGGAGCAGGAAACAGAATTGGTTTCCGTTGAAGAAAGCGATGCTGTAAATACGGCCGCGCCTAATAAGAAACAAAAGGAAACCCCTACAGTCGATACCGACTCTGTAGAGGACCCAGAATTAACCAAGGTAGCCGGCGAAGATAAGGGTGCAACTGAAGTTAATGAACCTGAAGCCGATGAAGCCGATGAGAAAGAAAACAAGGGTAGTATTGCCACGAAAGCATCTGCCGCTACTTCACTCACAACACAAGAGCATATGGATGCCCTCTTTGGTGGGGAAGATTTAAGTGAAGACTTCCGCAATAAAGCAGAAGTTATATTTTCCTCTGCTATTAATGAGCGTACAGAAGCAGCCCGTACAGAACTTCAAGAAGAATTTGACAGCAAATTGAGTGAAGAAACACAAAGAATTTCTGATGAACTTTCTGAAAAATTAGATGATTATCTTAACTATGTTGTTAAGGAATGGTCAGATGATAATGAAATTGCTATTGAACACGGACTCAAGAATGAAATATCTGAGTCATTCATTGCTGACCTTAAAAATCTCTTCGAAAATCACAACATTGAAGTCCCAGAAGATTCATTCGATGCACTTGCAGAAGCAAACGAAAAGGTTGAAACTCTCGAAGACAAACTAAACGAACAATTGCAAAATAATATTGACCTTACCAAGCGTACAGAAGAACTAGAAAGAATTAATGTATTTTCAGCATCTACCACTGGTCTAATTGACACAGAAGTAGAAACTCTTCGAAGTCTCGCCGAAGGTATTGAATTCGAATCAACTGAACAATATGCAGAAAAACTAAACATCATTAAAGAAAATTATTTCTCTAACGATAAAGTAGTAACAACTTCAGACGAAGAAGAAAACACTATTACAGAAACCACACATCCACAACAGATGGATAATTACTTACAGTCCCTAACCAGATTCCATAAGGCTTCTAATAAAAGTCTTTGAATAAAATAAAATCAAAAGGAGAGATTAAAATGGACGACAAAGCATTATTGGCCGAACAACTTCAAAAGAAGTGGGAGCCAGTATTAGAGCATAACGATATGCCTAAAATTAAGGATACTTACCGAAAGAATGTTACAGCAATTCTTTTAGAGAACCAAGAGCAAGCATTGCTTTCAGAAGCAACACCAACTAATGTTATGGGTGTTGGCGGTTCTTCACACTTTAGTCAGGCCGGAAATGTAAAGACATTTGACCCTGTACTCATCAGTCTCGTTCGTCGTTCAATGCCTAACTTAATGGCATACGATGTTTGTGGTGTTCAACCAATGACTGGTCCTACAGGACTTATCTTTGCAATGCGTGCCAAGTACGCAACTCCAGATGGCGCCGAAGCATTCTACAACGAAGCAGACACAGATGGTGTCTCTGGTGGTGGTACAGGTGCCAGCGGTACTGCTATTGGACATGCGGGTACTGACCCACTAATGGGTTCAACTGTAAACGCAGACGGCTCCGCCGGCGGTAGTTATACTTACGGTACAGGTATGAACACAGAAGTAGCAGAAGGTAAAGAGCCTAACCAAATGGCATTCAGCATTGACCGAGTTGCTGTTGAAGCAAAGAGTCGTATGCTCAAGGCTGAGTACAGTACTGAACTCGCTCAAGACCTCAAGGCTGTTCACGGATTAGATGCAGAAGCAGAACTCGCTAATATTCTTAGCAGTGAAATTCTTGCTGAAATCAACCGTGAAGTTATTCGTACAATCTACGAATCAGCAGTGCTTGGTGCAGACAATAGTGACCTTGCTATTGCTTCTTCACACGGTACAACTGTAGACGGACAAACATATGGTGGAGGCGCCACTAAGGGTGTTTATGACCTGCTCAAGGATTCCGATGGTAGATGGAGTGCTGAAAAGTTCCGTGGACTTATGTTCCAAATCGAACGAGAAAGTAACCAAATCGCCAAGGATACTCGTAGAGGTAAGGGTAATATCATCATCTGTTCCTCAGATGTTGCTTCCGCTCTTTCAATGAGTGGAATGCTTAACCACGACCCAGCATTCGGTAATCTCACTGTAGATGACACTGGTAATACATTCGTTGGTGTTCTTAACGGACGAACCAAAGTTTATGTTGACCCATACGCAAGTACCGATTATGTTTGTACGGGATATCGCGGAGAAAGCCAGTATGATGCTGGTCTGTTCTACTGCCCATATGTTCCATTACAGATGGTACGCGCCGTTGACGCCGCTAGTTTCCAACCACGAATCGGGTTTAAGACTCGTTACGGAATGGTCGAAAACCCATTCGCCCGTGGTACTTCTGCCTCTGTAGATAACATTGGTAGCAGACGAAACAACAAGTACTACAGAATTTTCCGAGTAGATAATCTACACGGTATCAATGCTAACGCAACTGCCGCAGGTTGATAAGTAGTAACTAAGATATGATTTGAATGGGGGAGTCCTTCGGGACTCCCCTTTTCTTTTTATACATAGTATAGGGAGAATTACACAATGTCAGGAAAAAATACAATAATAGGTGGTCCAGCGCCAGCAAATATAGTAGGTCCTTCAGGTCCAACATCATCAGGGCAACTTCTTGGATATGACCATATTGATTTTGATTCTTCTAGTACTTCTGGTAGAATGCCAGAAAAATTGAATGGTTTACTTCCAACATATTTTAAGTTTGAGTTAAAAAGAACCCCATACACAACATATTTTTGTCAGTCGGTAAATTTACCAGAAGTATCAGTAACTCCTGTTAGGCAGTCTACTGGCAGATTTGTGGATATTATGCATAGTGGTATGCCAGAATACTCAGAACTAACCGTACAATTTTTAATAGATGAAGATATGACCAACTGGTTAGAAATTTATAATTGGCTAATGTCTACTACTACCGATGACACGGCAGATAATTATGAATTAACAAAACACCACTATACAGATGCTACATTGATTATTCTTAATAGTGCAATGAAGCCAAATGTAAAAGTACACTTTAGCAATATTCTACCACAAACATTAAGTGGCATAGATTTTGATAGTACTGTTGGTGCCGCCGAACCTTTGGTTGCGAGTGCCACCTTCACATATACCACATATGATGTTACTAAAATATAATTGACTTTTGTTGATTATGGTTTATAATTGTATTATGAAATTTAACGATATTCGAAATATGGTCCAAAAGGATATGCAGATTGATGACAGTATGTTAGATATCGAATCCTTAAAAATACCCCAACTCCACAATAAATACCTCAACATCTTCCATGATGAAAGACTTATCTTACGAAAACTTCAGGTCGAAAAGCGTGAAACAATAAGAGACAAGTGGGAATATTATTCTGGCAAAATGAGCGAAGAAGAATTGAAAAATCGAGGATGGGAGCCGTTTCAACTTAAAGTGCTGAAACAAGATTTGGACAGATATATTCATTCCGATAAAGATGTAGTAATTATTGAAGATAAAATTACCCTCCAAGAAGAAAAGGTAGATTATTTGGCATCAATAATTAAAAGTATTAATGGTAGAGGATGGGAAATAAAAAATGCCATTGAGTGGAGAAAATTTACAAATGGTATATGATTTTGGAACTGACCCTATGCATAGGGTGTATTTTAGACAACTTTACAAATATGCAGAAAACAACTCAAAAGACCCATCAACGCAAAACGCGGCATTATTATTAAATGATGATGGAATTCTTTGTATGGAGTGTAATAATATTCCTCATACAGTACAAAATACAGAAGTGTGGGAAAGACCTCTAAAATATCATTATGTTGAACACGCAGAAAGAAATGTTTTATATAAAGCAGCCAGACTAGGAATTAAAACTGAAGGACTTACAATGTATTGTCCTTGGTATGCCTGTTCAGATTGTGCAAGAGCAATAATCCAATGTGGTATATCTATAATTATAGGTCATAAAGAATATATTGACAAAACACCCGATAGGTGGAAAGAATCGTGCAATATAGGATTGGAAATGATGAGAGAAGCAGGAATAAAATGTTATGTTTGGTCAGGAGTAATTGGTGGAAGAACTAAAGTTCGTATAGACAGCACTTTATTTGAACCATAAATAATATTATGAGCGATTTATCTATTAGTCATATTGATTCTGTCAATATAAGAATTGATTGTGATAAGGGTTTAGCAAAAGAACTTTCTGATTATTTTACATTTAAAGTTCCTGGCTATCAGTTTATGCCTGCATATAGAAGTAAGATGTGGGACGGAACAATTAAACTATACAACATATACACACAAACTCTCTATGCAGGGTTGGAAGATTATGTTGATGTTTTCTGTAAGGAAAGAGGATATTCAGTAGATTTTAATAATCCACTTGTTCCTAAAAATAATAAAACAAATGACGAGGTTAAAACATTTATAGATGGTTTGCAGCCAATAGCAAATAAAGATATCATTAAAGCATATGACCATCAAGTAGATGCTGTTCGACACGCAATTAACAATAACAGATGTTTGTTATTGTCTCCTACTGCTTCTGGTAAGAGTCTAATCATTTACTCTTTGGTGAGACATCATATTATGAATACATTACCAAAAGATAAAAAAATATTAATTATTGTTCCAACAATATCTCTTGTTACTCAAATGTATGAAGATTTTAAAGAATATTCAACTGCTGATATAGATTTCGATGCACCAAAAGAATGTCATGTTGTTTTTGCAGGAAAAGACAAAATGTGTAATGATAGCAAAATAATCATTTCGACTTGGCAAAGCATATACAAAATGCCCAAAAAGTACTTTGATAATTTTGGGGCAGTGTTTGGAGATGAATGTCATTTATTCAAATCTAAATCATTGACATCAATTATGAGCAAATTGTCGGGTTGTCCTTATCGTATAGGAACAACAGGAACATTAGATGGTACACAAACTCACAAATTAGTTATTGAAGGTTTGTTCGGTCCAGTGTATAATGTAGTTAATACCAACGAATTAATGGAAAAAGATTTGCTGGCACAACTAGAAATAGATTGTATTCTTTTAAAGTATAACGAGAAATCAAGAGCCGAAACTAAAAGAATGAAATATTTTGATGAATTGGAATGGATAGTGTCGAACAAAACAAGAAATGATTTCATAGCGAATATGACAAACAAATTGAAGGGAAATACCCTTATCTTGTTTCAATTAGTAGAAAAGCACGGCAAATATCTACATCAACTCATAAAAGACACCTGTAAAGACCACGATGTGTATTTTGTTTATGGAAACACTGAAGCAGAAGATAGGGAAAAAATTAGAAAATTAACAGAAGAAAATGACAATGCCATTATTGTTGCTTCTTATGGTACTTTTTCTACAGGGATTTCTATTAGAAGATTACATAATATTGTTTTTGCTTCTCCCTCAAAATCAAGAATTAGGGTACTTCAATCAATTGGACGACAATTAAGAAAGTCTAAATATAAGGACAAAGCAAAATTATATGATATAGGGGATGATTTGTCGTGGAAAAATTGGACAAACCACACATTAAAACACTTTGTTGAGCGTATAAAAATATATAACAAAGAACGATTTGACTACAAGACAGTGAAAATCAACTTAGAAGGAGAAAACACCGATGGCTGATACTTTTAGAACTTATAAACTTTCTTCTGGAGACGATATAATTGGTAAGGTGGTTGGTAAGAATACCAAATTTATTACCATTAATAGACCATTTTCTATCAAAACAGTAACAGCACCCCCAAATTTGATTTCTGGTCCTAGAGAATTTGTTATGTTTAAGTCTTGGGACATTTTAACAAACGAAATTGAATTTAAACTTCCCCTTAGACATATTATCTCTGAATCCTCTCCTAAACCAGAAGTTGTACAAATGTATCTATCTGAATTGGATAAACAAGATGTAATCAACGATTTAAGGGACGAAATAATGGACGACCCTAAGAAATTAGAGGAATATATTAGAAGTCAATTATTTGAAGACAATGAATATGATGAAGAAGTAGAAGTAGAAGTAGAAGCGACAGAAGAAAATGATATCAATGTGGAGGATAATGTTATGATGAATTTCGTAGTTCCTCCTGCACTCTTTATGTCTTTTCTTTTAAATGGCATTGTTAGTTTCGACCCCGAATCAAAAGAACATGAATTCGATATCGAAACTTTCTATCGTGATGCTAAAAATAAGTGGAAAAATAATAATCGAGGAGACGAAGAAAAAGACTCTCCCGATGACGAAATAAACAAACAATTCCGTAACTGGAATCCTGAACCATGAATGTATAATGTTATCTTTATTCCCCTGGCACAGAAGATTGTACCAAGGGTAAAATAAACTGTCAAGGAAAAAACTTTATAATGAGTAAAAAAAAGAAACCCGCAAATCATTATGTTGATAATGAGAAATTTTTCGAAGAGATGTCTGCTTGGAAATTATTAGTCATTGAGGCAGAATCACTGGGCGAACCAAGACCCCCAGTAAACGAATATGTTGGAAAATGTTTTTTGGATATTGCAGAACATCTCTCATATCGACCTAATTTTATGAATTATGAATATAGGGAAGAAATGATAGGAGATGGCATTGAAAATTGTTTGATGTATGCACACAATTTCAATCCAGAAAAATCAAAGAATCCCTTTTCCTATTTTACTCAAATCATTTATTATGCTTTTCTTAGAAGAATACAAAAAGAAAAGAAACAGATATATATCAAATATAAATTACTAGAAGAGATAGACACCGAACATCATTTTCCCAGATGGGTTGAAGACAACGAAGGTCGTGACCGTTTGGGAGAATCAGAAAGGCCTGTACAGGATTATTTAAAATTAACTGATGCCGATATTGATAAGTTCACACCAAAGAAAGAAAAAGCAAGATTAGCGGCATTAGCGGCAAAAAGAAAGAGTGCAAACGGTGCAACTCTTGATAATTTTTTAGGAAGTGATAATGAAGATAGCACTGATAAATGATACGCACTTCGGTGCGAGAGGTGACTCTCAATTATTTTTTGATTATTTTATGAAGTTCTTTGATGATGTGTTTTTTCCATATCTCAAAGAGAACGATATAAAGACAGTAATACACGCAGGCGACTTGATGGATAGGCGTAAGTTTGTTAATTTAAATATTCTTAATCAAGTAAGAAATAAATTCATTAAGGTATTAAAAGATGAGAATATAGACTTTCATTGTATTCTTGGCAACCACGATGTGTATTATAGAAACACAAATGAAGTAAATTCTGTGCGGGAATTGTTCGGTGATGATATTCACCTATATGAAACCCCCGATGTTACAAATTTCGATGGATTAAATATTGCATTCCTTCCTTGGGTAAATAAAGAAAACCAAGAAGAGTCTATAAAATTTATTAAGAATGTGGCAGCACCTATAATAATAGGTCATCTTGAATTTGATGGTTATGAAGTTATGCGTGGAATATACCATCAAGGAGGAATGGATTCTAAACTTTTTGAACGGTTTGAAAAAGTATATTCTGGTCATTTTCATTGTCGCCAAGAAAAAGACAACATCTATTATATGGGAACACAATACCAGATTACATTTT